GCCGGTTCCCCGCAGCATCGCCCGCGCTTTCAGCACGGCGTAAGCGCGTCCGAACAGCGTAACGAGCGTGTCCTCAAGCGCCTGAGGCGCGTCGGAAATGAGCTCCGTCGACGCTGCAACATAAGCGTCAGCCGCGTGCGGGCGGAAGATGCGCTGTTCGAACTTCGGTTCGCTCTCTGCAACATCAGCGCTCTGCTCGCGCCAGACGAGCCGCACGCCGCCGACGAGCGCGCTGCTCTCGACATTCGGCGCTTGGTCCTGCTCCAACACCGGCAGCGCCAGTTCCGCCGCGTTGGTGCGCAGCATCAACGGACCGCGCCCGGCGGCTGTCAACTGGTCGAACAGCATCGGCGCGCCGACGGCGCGGATGCGTTCTTCGAACTGCGTCGGCACGAGGAAGCCGCCGCCAGCGCCGGTCGTCTCGTCCAGCGCTTTGCTGCTCTTGTAGACCGTGCGCAGACGCTGAACGTCGTTGGCCGCAACGCATTTCAAGAAGTCGCCGAACGACGCCCCGTCTTCCGCTGTCGGCGCTGCTGTCGCCACCCCGACGCTCTGCGCCTTCACCGCCGCCGCGACTTCCTCACGCAGCCGCGCGGCAATCTCGGCAGCGAGTTCCGATTGATTCATCACGATTTCCGTCATCCCTTCCTCCTTCACTTGATGACAAGCCGATAACTTCTCAACATTGTGCGCGGCTCTGCGGGCGTCGGCGTGATGCTCGCGTCCAGCCCCAGCAGCCAGCGTTTGATATGCACCGCCTTGCCGACTTGCTCACGGCGCACGAGATGCGCCGCAGTGCCGCTCGACCAGCCCAGTTCCGGCGCTATCTGCGCCAAATAGCGGTACTTCGCGTCGAGCAGCCCGCGAATGATGACCCCCTCGTCGGTCAGTTCCAGCGCGCCGTAGCCGATCTGGTCTTCGATCAGAATGATCCTGTTTTCTGTTTTGACCGGCTGCGCGTGGTTGAGCCAGATCGGCGTTTCGCGCAATCGTCCGAAGTCGGTTTCTTTTGTGAAGAACTCGTTTTCGAGATCAGTCGCGTCGGGGCTGCCGAAGACGACCAGCAGCCCTTCAACGTCGCCGCTCTCAACTGCCTTCAGCGCCGCGCCGGGCGCTGTTTCCCACTCCATCTCTCACCTCCCCTTCAGTACGGCGATTGCTTCCTTCTTCGCCGCTTCCGCCGCGTCGCGCACAGACGCCCACCGCCCGCGGTGCACGCGCGCTTGCGGCATTCCGTAGACGTATCGCGCATACGACGCTGTGTTTTCGACGATCCGCGACGTTCGCGATAGTTTCTTTATCCGCAGCTTCTGCCGCAAGTTGCCGGTGCGCCGGTAGCGTGAACTCGCGGGCGGAGGCGGATAGATCTGCATCACGCCGTGCGCAGCGGCTGCGCCTGCGTCAAGCGCGGCTTCGATTCGCGCTGTGCGCGGCAGCAGCTTGCGCAATGCGTTGTCGAGATCCACCGAAACGCTAACCCGCATCGACTCGCTCCAGTCGCACGCCGCAGCGACAGCGCGGATGCGCGGGCGGCCCTGACCGTCCGCCCCACTCATCCTCGCGCTTGCCGTGCAGCGAGCCGCATATCGGGCAGACGCGCTCATCGTTCGCGGTCTCCCAGATCATCACGTATTCCAAATTGTGCTCAGCGCGCAGCCCGTCGCGGTACGCCCGCACGCCAGCGGCTGCGGCTTCAGTCGCAGCTGTGATGGCGACGGTCTCAGCGCGCTGTGCGCCGACAACCGGTTCAATCATCGCGATGAGCTCAGCGCGGTCCGCGCCGGGCATTCTTCGCCACGCCGCAACCGCGCGGGCGATGTAGTCGCGCGTGTACGGATAGAGCAGCTCCTCGACCTGTCGCCGCGTCGCTTCCTCAGCCCAGTCCGCAAGCAGCGCATCGACGTTGACCGTCACGCCGACCTCGACGCGCATCTCGTCCGCGAACAGTCGCGCAATCGTCTCGATGTTGCGCCGCATCGCGGGATAGAGCGTCTCGCTGAACGTCTGCGCCGTAATCTCGTCAGCGCCGTCGAGCATTATCCCGCGCAGCCGCTGGAATGCGCGCTTGAGATCGCGGTAGAGCTGAACCTCGTGCGGCAGCAAGTCCGGCTCTTCCTCTTTCTTCAGCGCTTTCGCCGCGTCTTCGTCCGGCTCCTCGCTTGTCGCGCCGTTGACGCCTGCCAGCCGCAGCGCCGTTCTCAGATCGAGCCCGGCAGCAACCGCCTCGCGCGCAATCGCCAACCGGTTGCGCAGACGCAGCAGCTCTCGATCTGTTTCGTCTTCAACGAACTGCGGCAGATCGAGCCGCGCGCGGGCTTCGTTGAGCGTCAAAACCGGCTGTCCGGTCAGGCGCTGGATTGCTTCAGCTTTCTCCAGTTCCGAATTCTGCACCGCGTCAATCCGCGCTTCGTTGCAGCGCAGTATTTGATTGTACGCAGCAAAATGCGGCTGTAACATCGCCGTAATCTCGCGTGCGCGGGTGAGAATCGTCAGAAGAACGAATGTCTGGTAGTCGCGCAGCGCGGTAGCGTAGTTGCTTGCGCTGCTGAACACGAGCGACATCGGGACTTGGAACGCAGTAACCATAAGTTCCGCCGCGCGCTGGAGCAGTTCCGGCTGGATCGCGTCAGACAGCGCATCGCCGAGCGTCACCGGCTTGACCTCGCTTGACAGCGCGAGGTGGCGGAACGCGTTGCGGATTCCGCTGACCAACTGCCGCAACCACTGCTCGAACCGCGAGCGCTCCGCGTCCGTCGGGCGCTGGGCGAACATCCACACTGTCGGACGCACCGCGCCGCGCTCGAAGTACGCCGTCTGGTACCGTTCGGCAGCCAGCAGCGCGCGGGCTTGGGTCAGCGCCGTCGTCACCAACCCGACGCCGGGTTCAACCTCGCTGCGTACCGACGGTTCCCAGATGTGCAACAGTTCGGTTTCCGGTTCCAGCCGGATTTCGGCGTTGTTCGCGCGCCGGATAAACCCAACCAGCCCGCGTTTCGGATCGGTGACGGGGGTGATCGTTTTGGGGTGCAACCGACGCAACCCCGACGGGGAGGCGGGATCACGCAGCAGATACGCTGCGCCGTACAGACAAAGATCAATCTCAATCCCGCGAATGAGCGCCGCCAGCCGCTCTGCGTCGAACGCGACCAGCGTACCGCGCCGGGTGGTAATCTCCCACGGCAGCGACGCGAGGGCGTTGGCGCGCAACGTCACCGCGGTCCGCACCACCGCGACGCGCTCATACGCCGTCTCGACGTCCACCGCGTCGCCGTCGCCGCTGAACACTCCCGTCCACGCAGACGGAAGGAAGTCTTCAAGGCTGAGCGCTTTGATGTCGTAGCGCTCTGTCGGCGACAGCACGAGTTGTGCGGTCGTTCTAGACATCAAACAGCACCTCTGCGCTTCGCGACGCGCCCCACACCGCCAGCGCCAGCGCGATCACGCCGTCGTCGTGGCATCCTTCCGGCGCGCTGTAGCGTGCGCGGCCGGACGCGCCGATCTCGACGCTGAACACCTCCAGCTCGCTGAGCAGCCACTCCAGCGCGGGCAGCGTAATCGTTCGCTGCTCCAGCGCCAGCGCGAGCGTGTCGATGAGCAGCGCCTTTGATGCAACCGTCGTCGTAAACGCCTGCACCGGCAGCCCGGCGCGCTGAAGCTCTTCGATGTTCGGCGCGCCGATGCTGTTCGCTTCCGCAATCATTGCGCCGCTGCCGTTTCGCTGCCAGAACGCGAGCAACGCTCGGCGCTGCGTTGCGAAATCGACATCGACGAGACGTTCAACGTCGACGACGCACCGCGTCTGCGGATCGAGCGCGACGAACACTGTCGCATCCTCATACCGCCCCCAGTCCACGCCGATGACCGCAGCCTCGCCGCTGCGGACGATCTCGCCGACGCACGCGCGGACGTTGCGGAACACCGCGCCGCCGTCGTCGAGAAACTCAGCGTCCAGCTCTTGCCGCGCCGCGCGCTCGGTCATCGCGGATCGCAACAGCGCGATATCCGCCGGATCGAGGAGCGGATTATCGCTGGTCGAACGCCGCACCGTCGCCCAGCGCGGGTCTTCTATCGCGCTCTGGTGGATGCGCCAGAAATCCCCTCGCCCTTTCGGCGTGCCCGCGAGCACCGCTCTGCCGCGTCGATCGAGCAGCGCGGGGATGAGGTTCTCGCGCCAGATTGTTTCGAGATTGCGCACGAGTCCAGCCTCGTCGACGACGATCAGATCGTACCCGCGCGACCGTCCGGCGTCTTCGTTATCCAACGACCAGAACTCGATGCGTCCGCCTGTTGTCGTATCAACGCGCCGTTCCGCCTTATGCTCTTCCGCAACCGGCGCGCGCAGCGTTCGACGCACTTGCTCCCAGACTGGCAGCATCAGCTTGTAGGTCGGCGCGAAGTAGCCGACCGTCTGCCGCTTCACCAACGCGGCTTCAACGAGCATCCGCGCCAGCAGGTGCGATTTCCCCCAGCGTCGCCCCGCGCGCAGATGCACGAACCGCGCGCTGCGGGTCTGTTCCGCAACCGCGCGCTGGTCGGCGTGTAATTGCGGCAATCGCACTTCATACCGTCTTGACGAACGCCGCTTCATCAAAAATTACCAGAACATCACGTTCGGCGTTCGACTGTTCATCGAACTGCGACAGAAACAGCCGCGCCGCAGCGACGCGCGCGCTCGCCGGAACGCCCTCGTCGAGGGCGATCATCAGCAGCGCGCGCAGCACTGCAGCGCGGGATTCGTCTGTCAGCAGCTCTTCCGTCGTCATTTGCAGTTCCGATAGTACTTCCGCGCGATAGCTTCAGCCTCGAATTCGCTGAGCGGAACGTGATACGAAACGACGTACCCGATGATCACCGCCAGCGCCGCCTGCACCTCGGCGGGCAGATCGATCCCGGCGAACTCACGCAGCGCCCACGTGAGAATGATGACGGTCGCTGCTGCGAGAGCGCCGAAGGTCACCTTGTCCAGCGGCTGTGAGAACGGAAGATTCACGCGATGCCCTCCTACGTCTCTCTCTTCAGCGGGGCGCTGTGCGCCCTTCACTTTAATTGTACCAGAGAAGCGCCGCGTTTTCGTACGCCAGATCGCGGCGCGGGCGCGGGCGTCACAACACCTGCTTCTCTTTTATTTCTATAGAGTGTTGTGACACTGCTGACGAACCGACGGCGGGCGGGCAGGCGGGGAGTACTACTTTCAGGTGGTGCGGCGGGTGTGCGGGCGTCACAACACTTCTCTTAATTAAAAGAGAAGCAAGTGTTGTGACAGCGCTGATGAATGAGCAGCGGACGCGGGCGGTGCGGCAGGCGGGCGTCACAACACGCGCTCTTCTTTTCTTTCTATACGCTGTTGTGACACCCGCTGAGCAAACAGAAACCCCGCCGTTGTCGGCGGGGCGTGGGGGCGGCGGGGCGGGGGTTATTCGGTTCCCAGCGCGTACTCTATCAACCACCCGCGACCGCCCGCCCTCGCTTCTGCGAGCGAGTTGTACACTTCGTAGTAGTAGTAGGTGCGCGGGTCTGGAGTTGCGTCCGGATACGGGTCTACTTCCCACTCAATTTCCTGAACGTAGATCGTC